ATCATCTGCTTCAACTTTAGCCTCGCCTTCTTTATATTCGGTTGCGCCCATTTGAAGTGCTACCAGACCTATCTCTTGCGAGATCTCTGTTGGTACACCTGCTTCAAACACTATTGCGGCTCCACTAAGGGTGGTCACTCGTAATGACTCGCTACTAACAATCTTCATGATTAATTCCTGTGGGGTAAAAAACCCCCCTCCGAAGAGGGGGAGGGAGTACTACTACTGCGCTGTATCGAGACAGATCACGCCGAAGTCCTGTACAGACCCTGAGATATCAGAGTTGTACTTAGGCTTTCGCATACCGAAGATCTTGCCTACTGAGATACCAGACTGGTTGCCGTAGTCAAAAGTGTCTTCGACCATTTCAGGCAGTCCAATGTCAGCCAGAGCCAGAGCCTGTGCGCCACAGAACAGAGCACGCGCTCCGTCAATGTTGGCACCAGCGCCCCATTTGTAACCAGCTGCACCAGCGTTACCGGAAGAACCAGATGTAGCACCAGATGTGTTAAACACATGTCGGAACTCATGGATCATGACGCCATCAACCATCAACGAGCTAGTTCCTGAGAACAAGCCGTTAGCTGAGCCACGTACACCAGCGTTCCTGACGTTCGCCAAGAAGTTTGCGTCGAGTTTCAAGTCAGCCATTTGCTGCGGAGTAACAAACATGTGGAAAGTTTCCTGGTTACCAGCACCACGAATCCCTCGGATGTAGTTATCTTTAGCGTAAGCTTTCAGGTTAACAATAGTCTCGTAGCCGATCTTATCGACAGCAGCGACGGCGTTAGTAGCGCCAGCCACTAGGCCATCAGTTGCATCCCAACGACGGTGACGAGCAACTGTAGGAGCTGACACGTCTGATGCAAACTCAAGGTCTACAAGCTCTTGTCCGTTGACAGCTCCACCAACTACAGTACGCAACGCACCGTTGTTTTTGTTGGTATATGCGACACCTGACAGAGTCAAAAACGCAAGCTGGTCACATCGGTCTGCAATTGCATAGGCAAGTGCGTCACGAGATTGCTCACGGAAATTTACAACAGTCTTCTGGTCAGTCATTCGGCCAGCAATTCTGTTTGCAAATCGCAGTTGATCTAACTCAATGGTGATGTCGTAAGCGCGGAGTGCTTCTTCATTGCCTTCCAACGTGTAATCACCAGTGATGCCGTCTCCGGTCATATCAGCAAGCAACGTGATGTTAGCTTTGGTGCCTTTTTGGTTCTTGGTGAGTTCTGTGACTCGCTGAACCATCGCGTTTGAGCCAGTTCCAGCAAATTGATTAATAAAAGATTGGTTACGCGCTGTTTTCCAGAAGTCGCGACTCCATGTTTGCAGCTGGTCGCCCGAAAGCGTCCCGAAATTCGTTAAAGCCATGATGGCCTCCAAATAAGATTGACGTTTATGCAGCACACGCTGCTTTATCAGCCGACTTTTGGAGCGGCTAATCCGTTCTCCCCGTATCGTAGGGCGACGAACTAGCGCGGATTAACGAGGGGCGACCTCGACAGGTTTTACGCCTTGTGCAGGCGAGGTACGTTTTTTACGCCTACGGGGCGACCTCATATCGTAGAGATGGACGTATGTAGAATATTAGTCTAGGTATTATTGTAAAGCAACAACTTTCGTTACCGAACATTGAGTGTGGGATCAATGTTCTACCTGCTACCACTTAGCTTTGTCTGCCCAGTAAGCCGCTGACATTTTCCCTTTGGCAATGTTCTTCCCGTGTCGGGCTTTAAAACTTTTACGTTTAGCTTTCATCTTGTCAGACTCACCAGCCTTGGGCTTACCAGCAGTAGAAGCGCCTTGCTCCCCAAAGCGAATGGTTTTAATCTTTTCGCCTTGTTTAGCCACAACAATGTGCGACTTCTTTGGGTGACTGGGCGTTCGCTTAGGTTTGTTAAAGCCCGACACTCCTGCTCGGGCTAATCGCGGGTCTTTTTTAGCGGCCATTACAGAATGTCGCCTCTCAACCGTTTCAACGTCGCTTCAGGTAGCGCATCAAACTCTTCTTCAGTCATCGTCGCTAGGTCTATACCTTTTTCCCCGTGTGTTGAGCTACTCTCTCCTGGTAGTTCAGGAGGCTGTGCATCCGCAGCCCTTAACTTCTTACTTACTTGGGCGCGCTTCTTAGCAACTTCATCTACGCTTTTTGCCTTGCCCGCTAAGCTTGGCGCTTCGTCTTCAACAACATCTAAATCATTGCTTTTGACAACGTACTTAACAGCCTTCGACAAAGCATCGACCGCTTCGTACCCTTTTGATATAAAAGCATCGCGCAACTCGATAACTTCATTCGTCATTTCTTCGTTAAAATCTTCGGAGTCATGGCTAAACACAGGGTATGCTTCTTCCATCGCCATCGCTGCCTGCTGCAACGCATTCATCTGTCTGTCTTGGCTGACGGTTTGCGACATTTCTTGTCGCATTTCAAATTCAAGCTGCTCCCTCTCGGCTTTTCTGATTTCGCGACGTAACGCGACTGCCTTGTCAGTCTCCCCATCCAGTACCATGTTCTGGTATTCGACTTCTTTTGTGTCAAAGTCATAGTCCTCTGGAGCTTCTGCAGATTTTTCATTAGCCGCATTGATTTCATCCAACTGTTTTTGAAGTGCTTTCTGCTTTGCTAAAACCTCGTCCAACCGTGCTTTCGGCACCATTGTCTTTTTAGCTAGTTTTTTCTCGACTACGGGTTCTTCTAATTCCGCAGCTTCTTCGAGTTCAGGTTCGTCAGCAGCTTCTTCTGATTCAGCATCTGGGCTTTCATCATCTGCGTCCTCTTCAGACGGCGCTTCTTCACCTGTAGCTTCCTCATCTAGAGCTTCTTCAGCAATTTCATCTGTTGCATCCCCGTCTTTGTCATCGGATATTTCAGCCATAACCTCGTCAAAGCTCAAATCTAGCTGCGGCGAGTCATCATCCTCTGGACGATCAGCTCCTGGCATTACCACGTATTCAATGGCTTTTTCTTCGTCTGACATAGCTTCTTTCTTACTCATTTAAGAACTCCTGTTCTTGTCGGGTTGGGGAATACTGTTCTTTGCTGACTGCATAGCTGTAGTCGCGATCTTAGTAGCTGCACTAGTCTCGCTTTGGCTCTGTCGAATCTCGTTAGTTGCAGATGAAAGCTCTCGACGGAGTGCCAGTTGTTCTTGATTCATCTGAATCTTCGCCTGTAGCTCTGCAACACGAATCTGAGGATCAACTTCACTAGCGCCTTGAGCTTTCGCCGTATTGAGCGCTGCTTCGGATTGAATCTTCTGAACTTCAGCTTCGAGCTTCTGCATCTCAAGCTGCATTTCCATCATGGCAACTTGTTGCTGCTGCGCCATTGCTTCTGCTTGCTCTGGAGTGGGAGGCTCAACGCCTGTCATGGTGCGAATGCGCTTGGCAAGCTCACCTTTTCTAGCTAGATGGCTGTACTCAATAATTGCGTCATCTGGAACCGCTACGCCTGCTTGCCGCAGGTTAAGCGCCTCTGCGAACTGGACTTCATCGAAGCTGTCGCGTGCTGGAGCCGTAGAAACAATTACGTCGTACTCACCAAGCGTGAGATTGTTAATGATTGTACCCTCGGGTGTCATCTCGTTAACCACCATTTCTTCGCGGGGCTTCAGGGGGTCATCTTCATTGGTGACCTGAATAACGCGCTGCTCACTGTAAAAAGTCTGCACAAGGTTGAGTACTTTCTCCGCTAAGTACTGCCTAGCTTTTCGCAAGTTATCTAGTGGCACCTGAATCATGACCGCGCCACGGTTCTGCTTAGCTTGAATAGCTATCCCGCTAACTTCTGCGCTATCCGTACCTAACATCGAGTCATTGATACCCGATATGGTTTGGATGTTTGCCATAGCTTTCTGCCCGATACGATCTAACCCAGTTGGAATCTGGTTAGCTTGAATCTTCATAGGCGGTGTAGTGCCACGCGCATATTCGAGCACTAGGCCCGTCTCAGCGCCGTGTTCCTCTAAGTCATCCGCTGTCATACCAATCAGCGAGCCGCTCTCGACCATCCAGCCGCTATTAGCCGTAGTATTAACAATATGCAGCTCTTGGCTGGCAATTTTGTTCAGCTGTTCTTGTGGTGACAATAGGTTTCGCACCACGCCGAATGGGCGACCACGCCTGAAGTAACAGAAGAAAGGCACGATTGTAAATTCATTGTAGGGTGACCAATCATCATGCAAGACCACTCTGTCGCAAGTGACGGTCCATCGGACTTTGCGTACAACTTTATTGATTAAAGTCAGGTTGTACTGCTTAGCGAACTTCTTACACTTAGCCTCTTTCCATGCCTCGGGGCACAGCCTTTGGTCGCCCGTGTCAGGGTCAACAAAGAAATCAGATCGGGTTAGCTTCTTATGTTGTCGCTCTACGACTCTTAACGACTTAACGTTTCGATACTCGTCATCACCAGGAACTCCAGCGCCGAAATGCTCATCGTTATTCTCGGTGTCTCCGTACCTCTGTTCTTGATACTCGACTGAGTCAGGCCCGAAGCTCATGCCATTCTCAGCTACGAACAACAGCTGCTCGGACTTCTTCTTCCCGTACAGCTCCTCGATCTCGTCAAGCGTCATCCACTTGGTTTCAAATACCTCAGTCCACGTTTTCGGATCAGAGTCCTTCGCGTCGGGGTCAATTAGTATGTCGAGTGGGTCTTTGGCTGTGATTCGGATCTCACCTTCAACGTGATCACTGAAATCCATACGCACGTCAAAGTACCCACGGCCATCCATAATCAAACCGTCCGAGAACACTTGCTGCTCAACCCAATCCAGTTTGTTGTTATCTGCGATCTGCATATACAGCTTAGTCAGCGTATTGGCGACTTCTTGATCACCACCACGTCTAGGCTTGAACTGAATATCTGCACGGCGCGTAGATTGCTCGCCCAGAATAGTATTTACAGTCGGCAGGATCGTATTAATAGTTAGGGCAGGGCGACCCTCGGCCTCTAAAGCCCGTTCATCGTCTGCGTCCCACTGATCGCCTTGGTAATAACTATCACACTTCTGCGCCATAGAGACGTAGTCTAGGTGGCCGTTATCGCGGGCGCGCTCATAGCGTGTCCACTGGGTACGTGTGATCTCTTCTTCCTTGTCGGGGGAAATCTTTTGGTCTTTCATCTTATGCGCTCATAGCTGATTTGGATCGGTCGCTTTTTAAGAGCGCCGGTAATCGGTCCCGCCAAGTGGGTATGTGTTCAACCCTCTCAACAAAAGTATTGAACTCGGTCATCATTAAGCCAAGCCACGCTAAAGCATCAACTTGGTCATCGTGAACACCATTTGGGAACCTCAATAGCTCTGCAACCAAAGGCCCAGTGAAATTTTCTTCTCTGGGCAGGAACACCATGCCCTGCTGCATCCGGCCTTGGATTGCTCGGGCGCGCGCTTCCTTGTCTCTACGTCCGGTTTTTAAATCTTTGAAATATGCTTCGTAAAGCCCACGCTCTCGCACGCGCTTCTCTAGGAATGGACCGAGAGCCATCTCGATGTGGCCTTTCTCGATACCTATTATTGAGGGCTTCCACAGCTCATAGAGATCGAGTATCTGCTCGACTAACTCAAAGCCGTCAAACCGCCCACGCACCATATCGACAACAAACAATTGATCCTGCTCATCGACACCAATGACCATACCCACGGTGTAGTCATTCCTATCGTTCTTACCAATCGCCAAGTCCCACGCTGCGTAGAATTTCATGCGGTCTAGATCGATGTCGTCGCGGTCATAGTAATTAATCATGCCGCGCGTAAAGTAGTCGCCGTCATCTGCAACGGGATTCTGCTGATACAGCGCAGACCAGTCTCGCGGCCCGACTGCTTTCTCGATTCTTGCTAGAGCTTGCTCATCGTATCGATCAGCATGGAGGGCTTCTCCAGTCTTTCGGAATTCTTCATCGACTTCGGCTCTAGCTGGGTAGTTGACGACTTCCCACTGCTCTCCATGATCGGCGGCGGCTTTGAGGAGTCTTCCCGCCAAATCATCGTCATGCCACCTAGTAAGAATAACCAGAACGCCGCCACCTGGAGCAAGACGTGTATAAGCCGTGGACGTATACCAGTCCCAGGTGCTTTCTCTTGCGTTTGAGGATTCTGCATCGTCACGGTTCTTTACTGGGTCGTCGATGACGAGAATATGCGCGCCTTTGCCCGTAATACCACCGCCAACCCCCGCTGCCACATAGCCGCCGCCCGTTGTGGTAAGCCAAGCTTCCGCACTCTGGCTGTTAGGGTCGAGACGAGTTTTGAAGGCAGACTTGTAGCCGTCTTCACGCAAGAGGCCACGTACTTTTCGAGAGAACGCCATTGCAAGCGAACCCGAATAAGAACAAGAGATAAATTCATGCTCTGGGTTTCTACCCAGATGCCAAGCCGGAAACGCAACGCTTGCAAGCGTGCTTTTACCATGTCGGGGCGGCATGAATAGCATAAGTCTAGGACTCTTTTTTTCAGTGACATCTTTACTAAATTCCTCCAGTCTTTTACAAATATCTTTGTGAACCCAACCCGCTTGGTAGTCGTGGTTGAATCGTTCTACAAATGGCAGTAGCCGCTTGCGTGTTAAGAACCGCAGAGCGAGTTCCGCGCGCGCTTTCTCTTCTACGGTTTCCTGCTTGGGTTCTTCAGGTTCAGCAGCCGTAGGTAATGGCCCCTGTTCAGCAATATCTGCTTTACAGTAAACACATAGTCGATCAGTACCCGCGTATAGCGTTTCGGGGTGCGAATTCTTGCACCGGATGCACTCGATCTTGAGAACTTCGGTCATTTACTTGCCATACACTTCGGCTAACCCCAGCTCAACGAGCGTTTCGTTCAAATTGATGCCATCTACGATTAATTCGCCCAGCAATCGGCCATATTTACCGTCTTTATCTTTGTGTGTGCGGATAACTAGCTTTCCATTCTTCAAATCTGCGCCCTCAAGCTGATCGCGCAGCCAATCTCGCGCCTCGATGCCCTTAGCTTTCGTCGCATCGTCTACTCCACGCAGTTCGGCGGTGTTAATTCCCCACAAACGGACCTTTTCTTTGCATCGAACGGTGTTCAGACCCAGATCAATGTCCAGAGTGCAGGTATCGCCGTCGTATACTGAGTGAATTCGCGAAACCCTATAGTGATACAGCATTATCTAGCCCTCAGTGCATTGATATAATTGATGATGGAGTGGTCAGTGATCCAATCGCCCTTGGTGCCACGTTTTCCAAGCGGTAAAAGTGTGCTGGGCCTACCCATTAAGGGCGGGATCATCGGAACAATGTCATTTTGAAATCGGTACATGGTTACCGGACGGTTTAACGCCTTCAGCTTCCCGACTCGCGG